CGCCCTGCTCAGCCCCAGGGAGGACCCATGCCCGGGGGGAGGCTGGCACAGCCGGCAGACGGCGCGCGGACCGCCACTCACCTTGCCGTCCTCAGCGCAGCATCGAGCGCGCGGTCAAACTCAGGCTGGAGTGTCGTGGACACCACCTCACGACCTATGACATCGAGGCTGATGAACTGCCGCCAGCTGCCCGGCCGCACGAACATCACCATCGGGCTCAACGCGCTGCTGCCGCCGGTTTCGATCCGCTTGTAAATGCCGGGCTTCAGGTGGCTGCGCTGACCCGGCATGACGACGAAATAGCCGACCGCGCGCGCACCGCCTCCCCGTCTGCCGTAGGTGCGCATGCCTGACCGACCTGATGACAGCGAGCCCAGCATCTCGCGCAGCGCAGGCCTGCGGATGTTGCCGCGCCCATCGAGCGGGCAATCTTCGCCCGGCACAGCCATGAGGCCGGCAGGCATCAGGCCGCGGGCGCGCAGGTAGCCCTCGAGCTTTTTCCAGTCTCGCGTGCCGCTGGTGAACAGGTGGCGCAGCGCCTTGTCGTAGGCGGTGCCGCTGCCGCCTGGTGCATCGGTGCGCAGCATCACGGATGCCTGCAGCTTGGATTTGCTGGCCTTGTCCACCTGGAACGCCCGCAGCGTGTATGGTGTCGCTCCGCCCTGGAAAACCTGCTGCATGTCCGCCTTGATCCGGGTGTTGACTGCAAACGCCGTGGTGTTGAGCGCCTGGCTGGCGGCAAAGTCGGCCTGCCGAGACAGCGCGCCCAATTGCCGCCGAACCTCATCCATGCCACTGATCTGGATCTGGATCATTGCGTCACCCCCCACGCCAATGCCGTGACGGCTGCAACGGCGCCGGCTCGCGCTCGAACGCAGCCAGGTCGTTGGCTGAGGGTCTGAACCCGGCCGCCCTGATCCGCCTGCCCACCTCGGCCCGCAGGCCCTGCCAGTGGTGGCCGTGCTCCGGGTCCTGCTCCATGCTGGTCACCTGGGCCTGGGCGTACTGCCAGCAGCCGCGCGTCATGGCCATGGCCGCGTAGTGCTCGGCCGTGCGGGTGAAGGTGTCGGTCCATGTCAGGTGGCCTCCCGCAGGCTGGCCCAGTAGGCCAGGATCTGGCGCGCGTACAGCAGCTCGGCCGGATCGACGCGCAGGCCGCGCTCGTGGTTGCCGATGATCTTGTGGGCGTAGCGGCGGCCATCGGTGCCGGCCGTGTCGACGGCGGCCAGCTGGCGCGCCGTCAACGGTGGCAGGCGGTTCGGAGTCTGGGAACGGCTCACGCTGCGACCCCTTTGGCTGCGGCCGCTTCGCGCAGCATGCGGATCACGGTCGGCGAGCGCTTGACGCCCGACTCGAGGTCGGCCAGGCCGCGGCGAATCCAGTCGGTGTAGCGGTCGGACTGCGGAGCGGCGCGGCTGACCTGTGCCAGCGCAGCCTGCGCGCGGGCCGGGTCGGCCTGCACCGGAGGCAAGGCCGGTGCCGCACTGGGAGCGCCGACGCACAGGGCGCGGAACTGGGTGACGTTGGGCGCCCGTTCCGGCAGGTTGGCAACGGCGTGGGCGATGGCCTCGGGGCGGGCGACAAACCCGGCCAGCTCGTCGGCCCAGTCGGCCATGACGTCGGTCAGCGGAACGCCGTCGTACTGGCCCAGGAAGGCCTTGCCGTAGCGCGCCTGCAGCTTGCGGAACAGCTTTTCGATCCAGGCTTGCGGCAGCGGTTCGTGGGTGATGGCGTGGTGCATGTTGGGTCTCCTGGGCTCAGAACGGGATGGCGGGGAAGGTGGCGGCAACGGGCATGGCCGGCGTGATGTCGATCACATCGGCGACGCGGTGGTCAGCGGCGATCGACTCGGGGTGGCGCAGGCCGGTCGCCTGCTCCCAGCGCTCGCGGGCCAGGCGCTCGTCGCGCTCCCGGAAGGTCTCGGGCTGCTGGGTGGCGGCGGTACGCGGCAGGTTGGCGGCGCTGCGGCCGGCATGCCAGTCGGCACGGAAGGCAGCCCAGCCGCGCTCGCAGCAGACGACCAGGGCGTCTGCCAGGGTGATGCCCGCCTTGTCGGCTTCGCGGCCGATGCCAGCCAGGGCGGTGGCCGACAGCGGGCTGCGCTTGGCCTTTCGGATGGCCAGGAAGTCGGTCCAGACCTGTTCGTCAACACCTTCAGGCTTGACCACCTGCACCGCCTTGCGCGGTGTGTGATGGTTCCTTGATGGTTCTATTGACGGTTCTATGACGGTTATGGGTGCAGATTCTGCGGGGGTGGGGTGCAGATTCTGCGGGGGTGCAGATTCTGCGGGGGTGCAGATTCTGCGGGGGTTGATGGTGTAGATCGAGCTGCGGCCGTAGCGCTCGAGCACGGTCAGGATGCCGGCCTTCTTGAGGTCCTGAATGTGGCCCTGGACGGTGCGCTCGGACATGCTGCAGCGCTTGGCGATCATGGGGATCGAGGGGTAGCACCCTCCCTGGTCGTTGGCGTTGTCGCACAGGCTGAGCAGCACGAACTTGCGGCCCGACGGCATGTCGGACTTCCAGGCTTCTGTCATGAGGGCGATGCTCACTGTTCACCCCCCTGCCCTGCGGAAGTAGACACTGCGATATCAATCCAGCCCTTGAGGCCGGAATAGCTTTCGTTTATCATTGCGTTACTCATCTTTCGAGTAGCCCACCCGAGCTGTTGCTTCAGCGTTGACGGTGGGCTTTTTCATGCCTGCTGTTTGGATGCTGGCCGCAGGCAACGCCATGTGAATCACTTGCCCTGCGCAGCGGCATGCCTGATCGCGGCCAGCCTGGCGCGCACTTCGGGCGGCATGCCGCTGGTGCGGGGCTCGCTGACGGGTGTCGCGCTGCGGGCGATGTCGGCGCGCGACTTGGCCGCACCGTGGATATCGGAACGGGCATTCACCGCCAGGCCCAGCTCGGCCTGTTTTGCCACGGCGAATACCGGGCCGCAGATGTTGCCCGTCACGCTGCAGGCCCTGGCAAAGACACGTCGCGCCAGGATGCCCGCCGTCACCAGCTCGGTGATGCGTCCGCTGATGTCGTTCGACGCGACACGGCGGCCGAGCTGCTCTTCCATGACGAGGCAGATCTCGGTGGTGCTCAGGTCACGCTGGCCGCGGGCATGGGCCAGCAGCACGGCATTCATGACCCGCTGCTGTCCGGCCGAAAGCCGGGAGGCCGTCAGGCGCTTGTAGTTGTCGGACTGCACGTCGCGACTGGTGACGGTGGTGGTGTCCATGATGGGCTTCGGGTGGATATCAGGCCTTGACGCGGTACTCGGGGGCGTCCTGGCCAGTGCTGGGCTGCGACTGGGCCACAGCTGGCCCTTGCGATCCAGCGCGCAGGGCGCGACGATGGGCCATCATCAGCTCGTCGTAGGAGGCGCCATGGTTGTCCAGGCAGATCAGGTCGCGCAGGTACTCGCTCAGGGTCATGCCCAGGCTGGCGGCCTTGCGCGCGGCCAGCAGCTTGGTGGCGTCCGGCACATGGGTCTTGACCTCTTCGGTCAGCTTGCTGGGCTCGAAGGCAACGAACATGGCGGCGACTCCTTGATGGTCGTGGAAGAGCATGGGCAGTCAGGCGACAACGGAGTGGGCGGGCCGTTCCAGCCGGCTACGATGGTGGTTCCAACGCCAACCACTTTCACCAGGAAAGGAACGACCCATGACAATCAAGACCATCAGCGGCGCCGAGCTCAAGCGGCAGCTGCAGAACTTCATCAACACGCTGGAGGACGATGCGCAGGTGTCCTTCGGCAGCGGCGACCTGACCCTGTATCGGGTCAAGGATCGCGGCGTCGTGGATGGGGTACGCATGGTGCAGATCGAGTTCGACCAGGCTTACAAGGTCACCACGGACTGAACGCGGGCGCGCTCTTCTTCCATGGTCTCGTTGCGGCCCAGTGCGGCCTCGGCGCGCAGCTCAGCCAGCCAGGCGGCCATGTGCTTGCACACGTCAGCATCGGTACGGAAATAGCCGGTGAAGGCGTGTCCGAACGGGTGGCTGGCCACGACTTGCCAGCCTCCCAGATCGCTCAGGGTGATTTCAAGACGAGTGCTCATTCACACCCCCTGCTCGGCCGCAGCCGGTTCGATATCGGACGCGGCGGCCTTGGGTTTGCGGGCGGGGTGCTGACGGCCTGATGCGCGGGTAGTGATCATCGATTCCAGCGTGACGGCACCGCGAGTGAAGCTGTTCACCTGCAGCATGAACTTCACCGGGACGCCAGCATCCACGATCTGCGACATGCGCGCAGGCGAAACGCCAAGGTGCGCTGCCAGAGCTGCGGACCGGCCGCGCCCCTCATCAATCCAGTCTCGAAGGCTTTTCATGCCTAGAGTTTAGCCCATTCTTAACCTTTTGGGCAAGATTCTACTTAACCATGTTTGTTTATGCTTTACTTAACATGGACGATCTGACCAAACACCGCAAAGACAGGTTGCGAGCCCTGATCGCGGGCAAGCCCTACGCCGGGAATCAGGCGGAGTTCGGCAGAAAGGCTGGGCTCACTAAGGCAAGAATCACGCAGCTGCTGAACCCGGACGAGCCTTTTGGGGAAAGGGCTGCGGAAAGCCTTTGCGCCAAGCTGGAGCTGTCACCAAGATGGTTCGAGCAGGGGCTCGCCACCGGCGAAGGCGAGATGCTGGCGGCAGGTGGGCGGATCGAGGCATCGAACTTGACGGCGCTGCCGGCACCTACCCCGCGCGGCCTAGATGGCGTGCTGGCCGAGCTGCAAACCGTGGTGGATGGGCTCTCGCCGCTGCTGCAGGATGCGGGCCGCGCGGTGCTGATCAAGTGGATGAATGGTCAAGCCAGCCGAAGCGATGCGGTAGCCACCCTGGAGAGACTGCAGCAGGCAAGCGCCGGCTCGATGCCGGCCGCTGAAAACCGCGCCGCGTAGCCCGGGTGATCCCGTTCCCGGGGAGGTGGCACGCTGGACCTTGAGAAGCCAGACCGCTGAACACCGCAACCCCTCACAACCGCCCCCGGGCGGTTTTTTTGCGCCCCGCTCAGGCGGCCAGCTCGGCCAGCAGTTGCGGATGCCGGCTGACCAGCTCGATCAGCTTCTGTGCTGGGCCACTGGGGTGCTTGCGGCCCTGCTCCCATTCCTGCAGCGTGCGAACGGACAGCCCCAGCGCGCGGGCGAATCCGGATTGCGACAGGCCAGCCCCAGCGCGAATGTCCTGCAGCAGCGCGGCAACATCAAGATCGCACGACTCAGGCGGCCTTGCCATGCAGCACCTCGACCGGCAGCACGCCTTGCGCGGACGCTTCGAGGAACACCATCTCGACGATGGTGCCGTCGGCGGCATAGCTGATGTGGGTGTTCCAGTCCTGCGAGGCCTCGCGTGCGATGGGCTTGTCGGACAGGTGCAGGACCAAGGTGTCCTCGTCGTCGTAGTAGGTGGCTCGCATGGCTCATGCCTCCGGGGTGAAGTGGTGCATCACGGTCTTGACCACCACGGCGTCTTCGAGCACCAGCACGGCGCAGACCAGGTTGTCGGCGCGGTCGTCCAGATGCTTGAAGGCCCACAGGTGGGTCTCGTCCTTGTAGCGGGTGTCGCCCGTGTCCACCACGGCCAACAGCTCGGCCATGCGCTGTGCCGCGTGACGGGTCAGGATGACGGGGCGATTGAAGCGAGCGCTGAACATGGGCAGATTGTACGCCTTTGGCGTATGGACGCCATAGCCACGCGAAATGCAACGACCTTCCCCCTCCGTCCCGCCCGGCTCTTGAAGTGGATGGGTAAAGGCTTCTCGAAAAAATGTTTAGCTTTAAATTTACTTTTGGTTTAGTTTAGTCTAAACTTCATCCCATGCCGCAGCGACAAGCGACGGCAAGGGCAAGACGGATCGACGTACAGCCCGCAGGCCAGGCCGGTGCAGCAGGCAACGTGAATGCACCCCAGCCGTCCGGAGTCGCGCCGCACTGGCGCTCGCACGAGCCATGCGACCGGACCGCCCGACAGGATCGTTCACAACCCATCGGATACCCCAGGCGCGACTGAGCGGCCGTCACCCCAGCGGTGACCGGCCCCACGTAGAAAGCGCCCTGCTCCATCGGCCCCTGCAGAACAGGAAGCGGGTCAAGTCTGGTCCTCCCTGCACCCAGCTCGCCACGGTGGCGCGCGCAGAAGTCACAGGGCCAGTCCGCCAGGGTCATCCCAGGCGGCGCCTACCTGTCGTGGCGTGGTAACGGCGGGCACAGGCTTGGCAGGTCACGCCGGGTAGGCGCCTAAGGGCGCCGAAGGGCTGAAACCGCCAGGCCGAAAACCCGAGCGCCTTCAGGCATCGAGGGCGCTGGGGTTTTCAACCACCAGAGTGCGCTACACGAATGAGCAATTTTTCTTTTGACCTGAGCCAGGCTGTCGAGATCAAGGCATCTGGCGAACGCGGCCATGTCATTGGCCGTGCCGAATACACCAACTGCATCAACCATTACCAGGTGCGCTACAAAAGCGCCGACGGCCGCGCGGCTGAGCAGTGGTGGACCGAAGACGCGCTGGCCCCGCTTTCCGGCGATGACCGGGAGGAGCACGCATGAGCACGCGCATCTACCTTATCACCGACACAGAGACCGACGAGCACCGCCTGGTGCGAGCTGCCAATCAGGCTCAGGCGATCCGCCACGTCGCACAGTCGCGCTTCGATATCGAGGTCGCAGGCCAGTTCGATCTGGTGTCGCTGCTGGCAGTCGGCAAGGTCGTCGAGGACGCAACGAAGGTCGAGCAGGCCGAGGTCACCGGCGCCTGAAGCCGGTTGACACCCTGGAAGTAGACGGGGAGCGGCGAACAGAGACACGCTGGATCGGATTCTGTGACGGCTCGGAGAGACGAGCGCCCTCAAGTCAGCGCCCTGCAGCGACCTGCCGGATGGGCCGGCAGGCGCTACTGCAGTGTTCGCAGGGTGCTGTCTTGAGCGTCGAGCCGGCCAGGTCTTAGCCGCCTGGCGGTGAGGAGGATTCCCGGGTGAAGAGATGCGCGCTTTACGCAAGCGGCTCGGCGCTCAACCCTTGCTCTTTCCCCGCACTTGCTGCAGGGCTTCAACCCGCCAGCCGATTCCCGGCTGAGCGGGCTTTTTTTCACCTGTTTTTTGGTCGAGGCTAGGCGCGGGAGTAGCTACCCGCTCCGAACGGCGGATCGTTGTGCCGCCTGCCTCGACCTCCCCTCACACGACGATGGACGACAACACCATGACGCTGGACAGCGGACTCAAACACCCCGGGCTGGTTGCCCTGATCAACGCCTGCGACATCGAGCTGCCCGGCGGGCAGAAGCTGGCCCTGATCGCCCTGGCGCGCTGCCGTGATGGCCGAACCGGCCGCAGCACGATCTCCCTGGACACCATCGGCCGGCGCAGCGGCCTGAGCGGCAAGCAGGCCGGCCGCCACATCGATGCGCTGGTGGCCTGCGGCCTGGTGGCGCGCGTGGGTCGGGTCGGCAAATGCAGCGTGTACGCGATCAACACCCCGGCGCTGGCCGAGTCGGAGACCAGCAGGAAGCCGGCTGCCGGGCCTGTGGATAACTCCAGCGATACCCCGGACATTTGTGACACCGACCCCGGACATTCGGAGCGGTCACCCCGGACATTTGCGACCCTGACCCCGGACATGGGTGTCCGCCATTCTGGGTATTGCTCTGAGATGGACTCTGAGGGAGGGTCTGAGGCGCAGGGGCGGGCCACCGAGCCGGCGCAGACGCCGCCCCCCTCCCCGTCGATTCCTGAAGACCTGAAGACCGGACAGCCGGAACAGCCGGCAGACGCCGAGACCGCCAGCGCCGCCATCGATGCCGACCTGCTGGCCGCCGTCAACGCACAGCGAGCCGCCAACGGCAAGCGCGAGCCGGTCAACCTGGCAGACCTGGTGCAGCAGTCCGGCCTGGCCGGCATCACGCCGGCGGCTGCTGCGCAGTGGATCCTGGCCCGCTCGACCCGGAACTTCTTTCGGGCCGACTGGTACCGGCCGGAGGCGGCTGGACAGCCTGCTCTGCTCGACGAGGCAGCCAAGCGCCAGGCCCGCGCCCAGGCCGACGCGGTGCAGGCCGCGCTGCTGCAGCGCTCCATCGAGGCCATGCGCGCCCCGACGCTGATGCCCCAGCCGGCAAGCCGGCCGACCAGCACCCCGGCGCCGCGCCGGGTGGCCGCTGTTGGCGTGGGCGCCGTCACCGGCACCGGGTGGGCGCAGCGAGCCGTGACGCGGTTCTCGGCCGGCGAGGCCGTCAGCCACGCCACCATCACCAGCGCCGCGGCGGCACTGGGTCTGTCGCTGTCCGACCTCAAGGCGCAGCGCGCCCGCCTGGCAGTCGCTGCCTGAATCAGTTTTGGTCGAGGCTAGGCGCGGAGGTAATTGGCCGCGCTGAACGGCGGATCGTCGTGCCGCCTGCCTCGACTCCCTCACACGACGATGGAGTACGACACCATGGACAAATGGATGCAAGCGCTCGAAGCGCTGCTCTGGTCAATCGCCGCTGTGCTGGCGGCCGAACTGGCGCGGATCTGGGATTTCTGGAGGCTGGCATGAGCACCGCCAACCGCCTGTCAGACCTGAGCCCCGGCGCCGCCGTGCTGATCGGCGCGGCAGCCTTCGCGGTCGGCATTGCCATCAACGTGGACAACGCGCAGTTTTTTGCCCACGGCATCGAGCTGATCATGCCCGACGGCGCGCTGCGCCAGACGCGCATCGAGGCCGGCTACCTGATGGTCATTGCCGAGCTGTTCTTCTTTTTCATTGCCTCGATGGTGCGCGGGCCGGGGTCGGGCAGATGGCGCCTGGCCTTCACGGTCATGGCGCTGTCGCTGGCGGCGTTCGAGACCGTGACGATCTACTCGACGCAAGCCGCCATCGGCCGCGCCGGGGTAGCGGAGGTCACGGGCACGGACAGCCGCATCGAGCAGCTGCAGGCCAGCATTGCCGCCCACCGCCGCAACGCCGCCGCGCTGCTGGAGGCGGGCCAGCACAGCAGCCAGTCGGTCATAGCAGCCAGCCGAGCCGATGGCGCGCGCTCGATCCGAGACGCCGCCGCGCTGGAAGCCCAAGCCCAGAGTCTGTCCGCCGAGCTGGGCCAGCTGCACGCCAGCCGGCGCCCGACGATGGAGAGCATCCTGGGTGACGATGGCGCGCAGGCACACAACGCGGCGTTTGCCATCCTGCTGATGCTGTCGGGCATGCTGCTGACCAGCTCGGCAGGCTGGTTTGTTGGCAATGCCCGCCTGGCCTGGGCAGCGCGTCAGCTGGGCGCGGCCGGGCGCTGGGCTCGCGACGGCGCGGCCCGGGTGGCGGTGCCGGCGGCTGTGGTCGGGTCGGCGGCCATGATGGGGACGGCAGCGCATGCGGCACCCTCCTCTGCCACGGTTGCCAGGATGGTGCCGGCTCCCACCCCGAGCTCGATTCGCTACAGCATCATGCCAGTCGCTGCGCCGGCGCAAGACCGTGCTCACGCAGACACACTCCACTGTGCCGACGCCAGCACACCCGCCCAGGGAAACTGTGCTCACGCAGACACGGTTTCCACAGCTGACTGTGCCGACGCCAGCACGCCGCTACAGGACGACCGTGCTCACGCAGACACGGCCGCCCCGGCGGACTGTGCCGACGCAGACACGGTGCCGGCAGCGCGCGCCCAGTCAAAAGCGTCACGGTCACAGCGCCGCGCGCCGCGCACCGTCCGAGTCGAGGACGGCCAGAAGATCGACACGGGCACGGAAGGCAAGGCCTCGGCGCGCTACCTGCGGGTGCGTGCCGCCGTCACAGCCGGCCAGCTCAAGCCGAGCGTGCGCGCCATTCAGGCGGCAGAGGGCGGCGGCACGGTCGTCGTGCGGCGCTACCTGCAGAGCCTGGTCGATGAAGGCCTGATTGCCCGCAAAACCAACGGGCAGGGCTACGAGCTGCAGCGGCAGCCGGCCCACCCCAGCCAGCACGAACTGGCGCTGTGAGCGCCACGCAAACGCAGCACCACGCGCAGCCAGCGCAGACACGCCGGCCGCGCCAAATTTTCAGAGGACCCCATGCGTCAACCCACCCACATCCAGCATGACCCGATCTGGCTGGCCGAACACTGCGACCCGCAGGACGCTTTCGAGACTGCCTGCGCGTCGGCGCTGGTGCGCCAGCACCGCAACATCCAGTTGCTGCAGGATGCGCTCGGCCTGGTCGAGCTCTGGATGCACGAAGAGCGGAAATCGTTGTTGACGGTCTGCGTCGGACATAACGGCAAGGCTCGGCCTGGCGGTCATGAAATGCTAAATGAGCACGACAGCCGTGCGCGCCTGGTGACCCTGGCGCTGAGGCAGTCACGCGCACCGGTCGGGGTCGAGACATGAAGCCGCCGGCCACCACCCGTGATTACGCGCTGCGGCTGGCATTTGCCGACCTGGCCGCGCGCGACGCCCGGCTGCTGCCGATGTCACTGCGCGAGGCGCTCGGTCACCCGCATTGGGGGGTCGTGCTGCGGGTGCATGCGAGGAAGTTTGCGCACCACAAGGCCTGAAGGCCATCACGGAAGAAATCACGAATGGAACAGATTACCGCATTCAAGGCGTCGGACGGCGCCATTTTTGTCACGGCAGACGAGTGCCAGGAACACGAGGTGTCGCTGCTGTGGCGCCAGAGGATCGACGAATTTACCCAATCTGGCCTGAATCCGTACCCGAGCGGCGCCCAGTTCGGCATGGCGCGAAAGGTCATCGTCGCATGGGAACGATTCAAGACGGGCGCCTGAAGCCAGCTCTCTACAAAGCATCACCAGCCCGCCAAAGAGCGGGCTTTTTCACGCCCCACCACCATGACAAACACCATTCAACAGCCTGCACTCCTCATCGGTTTGACCGGCGTAGCCGGCAGCGGAAAAGACACCGTGGCCGGCATCCTGCAAAGCCTCTGGGAACAGGCCGGCATCCAGTCGGCCTGCACCGCGTTTGCCGATCCGATCCGCTCCATGTGCTGGGACCTGCTGCTGCATGCCGGTGTGCAGAACCCGGAGCGCTACCTGTTCTACCGCGAGCTGAAGGAGACCGTCATCCCCGAGCTCGGCGCGTCGTACCGCCACCTGGCGCAGACGCTGGGCACCGAGTGGGGCCAGCAGTGCCTGGGGCGCGACGTGTGGATCAGGGTGCTGGACAAGCGCCTGCAGATCTATCGCGAGCAGGGGCTGACGCGCTTCGTGATCCCTGACGTCAGATTCACGGTCGAGTCCGACTGGCTGCGCAGCCGGGGCGGCGTGATCTGGCGCATCAAGCGCCCGGGCGTGGCGCCGGTGCGCGAGCATGTCAGCGAGACGGGCGTGGCCGCGATCAGGTCCGACCGCGTGATCGACAACAGCGGCACGTTCGAGCAACTGCGCACCCTGGTCGGTGCCGAGCTGGCCCGGCTCAACTACGAGCGGGGAGTGATGTCGTGAGCTACCAGCCAAAAACTGTCACCCTGCGCGACCAGGTGCATCACCTGGTATCGAGCCGACGCGGGCGTGGCATGAGCCTGGACTTCATCTGCGGCAAGGTGCCCGGTTTCAGTCGGCAGCAGGTGCGCGACTCGCTCAAGCATTTGGTCAAGACGGGCCAGTTGATCCGCCATGGCACGATCCGATACCCGCTCTACCAGAGCCTGGCGCCAAATGGCGCGCTGAGCGTCAGCATGCAGATCCTGACCGCCTCCGAACTGCCGGCGCCCAAGGCAAAAAAATCCAGGTCACTCGCCAAGACGGCCAGCGTGACATGGCCGGATGCCGTCACGGTGCAGCACGTCCAATCTGCGCTCCGCCTGCGCGGAAGCCATTGGAGGGGCACTGACTGGAGTCAATCGGTGCAGCGGCCAGGCTGTCAGGACCATCTGCTGATTCTGTCGCGACGCGGCGATCGTTTTGTGGCGCATCGAAGGCCGATGGGCATTAGCGGTGCATCGAGCGAGGTCTGACCATGGCCCGAAAAAACTACAACTACCCTGGCGGCAGGCCCTGGACGGATGACGAGCTGGCGGCCTTCCGGGCGCTCTACCCGAACACGCACAACTCCGAGCTGGCGGCGGTGCTCGGCCGCACCGAAGCGGCAATCTCGAACGCAGCAGTCAAGCACGGGCTGCGCAAGTCGAGCGCCTACAAGGCCGCGCACAGCACCCAGTTCGCGCCCGGGCTGGTGCCATGGAACACCGGGCAGCGCTACCAGCCTGGAGGGCGCTGCGCCGAAACACAGTTCAGGCCCGGCCAGAAGCCGCCCAACTGGGTGCCGATCGGCAGTCTTCGCGTGAACAGGGGCGGCCACCTGCAACGCAAGATCGGCGACGACCCAGGCGGCCCGAACAAGCGCTGGCGCACGGTGGCCGAGCTGGTCTGGGTCGAGCACCACGGTCCGCTGCCACCCGGTCACATCGTGGTGTTCAAGCCCGGTCAATTCACCTCCGAGCTGGAGCAGATCACCCTGGACCGGATCGAGTGCATCACTCGCGCCGAGTCGATGCGCCGCAACAGCACTTGGTCGCGCATGCCGCCCGAGCTGGCGCGACTGGTGCAGCTGCGCGGCGCGCTGAACCGGCAGATCAACCGGATCGAAAGAGAACAGAACGAGGCAACGCCATGACACAGCCAACCCACATTTCCGAGCTGCGCCGCGCGCTGCTCGACACGATTCGCGACGTGCGCAGCGGTCACCTGACCCCAGACCAAGCGCGCGCGGTCAGCCAGCTGGGCGCCGTGACGGTGGAGACCGCACGGGTCGAGGTGGAGTACCGCAAGCAGTTTGAGGTTGGGGAGGGCGAAAAGATCAGCAGCTTCATTGACGACTGCGCCGCGCCAGGACGGGTGACCAGCAAGCGCCGCATTGCCAGCGGCACGGTGATGCAACTCAACAGCGGGGCCATCGTGCACCGCATGGACGATGAGGACGAGGCATGACCCGCAAGCGCCGACGGCAGATCACCGTGATCCGCACCTATAGCCCGATCGATGAGCTGATGGCCAGCCCGACCGAGCCGCTTGGCGCTGAAAAGCGCCGACACCAGCTGACGCGCATGTGGCAAGGGCTGCGCCAGATCGAGACCGCACCAGAGCCCAGCACCGACGACTGGCGCGTATGCAGCGACGCCGTCAACCTGATGGAGACGCTGACGCGCGAAGGCGAGCAGCGTGCCGACGGCACAGGGGCGGTTTCGTCAGGTTGGTGGCGTGACTGCGATGGCGCCTGGGTGCAGATCCGAGACGACAGCCGGCTGCTGATGGACGCGGTGTACGCAATGGCATCTGCGGGCAATCGCCGTTTGCATGGCGGGCAGATCCGGCTCGACGCGGCGGGCATCCAGGCCGTTCGATCGGTGCTGGAGGATTACCGCGACCTGCTGGACGTGCTGCCCGCGCGCACCATCATCCGCGCGCACCGGCTGACCGAGAAGCGCATCAGCGACATTTTCCGGGGCCGGAGGCGCCCGCACGATGTCGAAATCGTTGACCTGAGGACCACCGCATGAACCGCTGCAACGAATTGGAAAACCGCGCCGCGCGCCGGCAGCGCGCCTACCCGGCCACCCTTCCGGCCGAGCTGCCTGTGTGGCCGGATCTGGCGTCACAAACCACCTGGCGCACCAGGCTCTCCAGCCTGGCGTCGGCTGCTGGCTACGCGGCAGCCATCATGGTGGCCACCGGCGCAGTCACCGCGCTGACGGTGCTGCTGTGGAGGCAGACATGAGTGCATTTGCACAAGCGGCCGACGAAGAGGACGGCGACATGATCGACGGACTGCGTGCGCAACGTGACGAGCTGCTGGAGGCGCTGCGCATCACAGCGCAGTCGCTGGCGCACTTCCACTGGGGGGAGTGCCGAGGATTCCATGACGGACTGGAGCAGCCAAATGACGCGCTGTCCATCGCTCGCATGGCTATCGAAAAAGCAACACGGGAGGCAGCATGAGCGCGAAGCACACGACTGGGCCGTGGGTCATTCATCCAGACGATGACCTGCACCCCGAATACTTGGGCCATGTAATGACACGTGATGGCTGTGCGGCTGCCGATTGCATTCTGGAATGGTCCAGCATTGAGGAGTGCGAGCAAATTGCCAACGCCCGCCTGATCGCCGCCGCGCCTGATTTGCTGTCCATCTGCCAAGAACTGGAGGAGTCGGCCGACTACTGGAGTGAGTACGACGTCCCGATCGGCATCGTGCATCGTCTACGCGCCGCCATCGCCAAGGCAACACAAGGAGTGAAATGATGTATTGGGCGCTTCTAGTTATGCAGTGCTATCGAGCATGCGTACCTCAGTACGCTGAACTATATCCAACCAAAACCGCGTGCGAGTCCAAGATTGCAAAAGACGATTCATGGATTTCAATCCGTCGCATGTATTGCATTCCGGCAGCTATTGGAGAAACGAAATGAGCCATTGTCCAACCATCATCACCGGATTTCTAGTCATGGCAATGGTGCTTGTGGCTCCGCACCTTGACTGGCCAACGGCCCGCTACGCATCTATAGCCTGCATAGTTTTCGCGTTGCTTTTTCTTCTTCATTGACATTCGGAGTTCAGAATGAGCGCACTATCAGCAGCCGCGTCCGACGAGGACTGCGACAAGATCAAGGAATTGCAGGAACGTCTACAAGACGCACTTGAGTGCATTAGGAATCTGAGTGCTGAGCGTGTGAATGTGCGCGCTGCAGTCCACCGTCTGCACGCCGCCAAGAACCGCTACCACACTCAGATTGCCGCGTGCGATCTGTTTGATCTGTTTGGACTTAAAAACGAGAGGCCCACGAAATGACCAACACCATCACCCTGCCACGCTCCGTGCTGGAGCAGGCGCTGGAAGCTTTGGACAGTGGTCCGCTGAACACCGAACGGTTCTTGGCACTTCAAGCCCTGCGCCAAGCCATTGATGCCTGGCAGCAGTCCGAGCCAGTGGCATCGATTTATGTGACTCCAGCCGGAGAGCGGGAGATTGACGATTGGAGGGTGGATCTGCCTATCGGTCGCAACCTGCTCTATGCCAACCCACAGCCAGCGCAGCAGCCGCTGACGGAGGAGCAGATCAACGCTCTGCTGCTGGCCTGGGGCCGGGGTGATGACGGATTCCACGGATTCGCCCGCGCCATCGAGGCTATGCACGGCATCGGAGGTGAGGCATGACTCCGATTGAATTCCCAGCCAGCGTCGGGGGTTGGCCACAGACCGTGATGGCAGAGCACATCGAAACCATCGAGCGCGACAGCTACTACAACGAGCATTGCGTCCTGGTGCTGACCAGTAAGCGGCGCATTAGCGTCGGATGCTCCCAGCAAAAGGTGGCACAGATGATCCGCGACGCAACTGCACAGCACAACGGAGGTGAGAAATGATCGACCGCGAAGACATCATCCGCATGGCACGTGATGCCGGCATAGAAGTACATGCACGCAAAGGAGAGATCCGCATCGGGTCAGCAGCCATTACCGGGTGCGACTCTACCGAACAAGTGACACGCTTCGCCGCTCTGGTAGCTGCTGCCGAGCGTGAGGCGTGCGCTGAACACTACCTTGCAGTCATGCGAAAGGCAGTCGAGGAAGAGCGCGAGCAGTGCGCGACGCTGTGCGAAAAACAGAAGAGCAATTGGAATTACTGCGCCGCAGCCATCCGCGCAAGGAGCAACACATGACATCAGAGTTCAACAAATGGTGGGACGACGACCGACTCACGCAGACCAACCCGTACAGGGAGGATTCCCCGGCCTTCTGGGCATGGGAGGGGTGGCAGGCTGGCGTCAAAGCCGAGCGCGAGGCGTGCGCCAAGGTTTGCGACGACATCGATGTCGAGTACGGCGGAGAAGATGTTGTGGCCACCTGGTGTTCTGCAGCCATCCGCGCAAGGAGCGATCAATGACCGACGAACAGTTAGCCCACCTATACCACGCCGCCAACCAGGCGAACAGCAACCTCGCGGCGGCATACCGCAGCAAGGACAAGGCCATGATCGGTATGCTGCGGGATCGCTCACGCGAGCTCAACAGCGCCTACGCTGCGGCCAAGCGCCGCTACAAGCGGCAGCAGAAATCCTCCGGGCGCGACAAGATCCGCACGACCATGGTCCGGCTCTACCTGGACGCACAGGAGGCCGCATGCCGGTAGCCGACCACGCCATCCACCCGCACGGCGTGCGCGATGCCGAACACCGCTACGGCTGCCATAACCGTGCGCCATCCCTGGAGATCGTGACCGTCCAGGGCAGAAATGGCCCGGTGTCCTGGCCGTTTCGCATGTCGCGCGAATGCCGATACGACCGCAGCCTATCCGACAGCGCCTGCGCCGGCTGCATGCACGCCGGATCTGGCGAGCGGTATGTCGCCGATCAGACACAGAAAATCCAGCAGTCAACATGAACACGCCAGACCTCATTGATACCGCCGACATTGCCAAACTGCTCGGCGTCACCCGCGAGCATTGCACCGCCCGCATCGTCAAGCGCGCCGACTTTCCAAAGCCTGCGATGGACGTCTCGCGCCGGCTTCGCCGCTGGCGCAGATCGGACGTGATGCGCTGGGCCGGGCTTGCTAGATAGTCGCAGCGACGTCGGCAGCGCTCTCGCGATAGTAGGCCTCGAGCAGCTGGTTCAGGTCCTTGTGGCCACTGATCTTCGACAGCCGCAGCACATCCATCCGTCTGGACAGCCGGGTCAGGGCGTCGGCCCGGCTGTCGTGAAAATGCAGATCATCCATCAGCAGTCGATCCCGCACACGCCGGAACAGCACATCAAGCGACTGCGCACTGATGGAGAGGTACCCATCCCTGCCGGCCGCTGCCGCAGCGGAATCCAGCACCGCCAGCACGCGCGCGGCCTTGCGCGTGAACGGCACATGGCGCACACCGACCTCGTGCAAGGTCTTGTGATAGTCCAGCCGTGCCACCCGCTTGCCCAGATCCACGGAAGACCTGGACAGGCTCCGCACTTCGCCGGCCCTCATGGCGGTATGGTGCGCGATCAGATAGGCATACGCCACCTCCTGCTGTGGCGTGACGGGCGCCAGGCCCGTCGTGTAGCCAAACGCCCGCAGCAGCCGCCTGACCTCGCGCCAGGATGTGCGCCGGGTCCGGGCATGCGCCTTGCGCGGCAGCTTTGCCTTCTTCCAGGGCGACTCCCCACACCACCCCCACTCCTCCCGCGCCACGTTCCACAAATTTTTCAGCGGTGCCGCTTCCCTTACGACAGATGAGTCGCTGACCTTCAGGCGCCGAGCATCGCGCCAGGCGCCGATGTCGGCTGGCGCGATCTGGTGCAGCACCTTGGCGCACAGCTCGGGAAAGTTGCGCCGCAGCGCGTTGAAGCGCAGCAGCTCGGCGTGATGGCCGCGCTTGGTCGAACTGACCTCGCGCTCGTAGCGGTCCAGAGCATCGGAAAGCGTTTTGTTGGGGTAGGCGCCGGAGGCGTCGCGCAGGATGCGCGCCTCGTTCTCGGCCGCCCAGGCAACAGCAGCCGCCTTGGTCTTGAACACCTGCGACATCCGCACACCCTTGCGGTCGATCTGAGCACGCCAGCCGCTCGGCCTTTTCTCGAAGTACGCCACCTGATCCTCCTGCTGCCCCCACGATGGGGGAAGTGTGGGGGAATCGATTGTAAGGTTAGGTGTGTTTCGGTGTTCTTGCGTCGTGTTGTGTGTGGTCAATCGCGCAAGAAAAAAGCCGGCTCCACAGAGGGAACCCGGCTTCTTTGCCGTGTTGTGTCGGCTTCAATCCGTTTTGACGGTTTTTAACCGTTGGTGCGCGGGGGGTGCATCTAAAGTGATTTTACATCAACGGTTTGCGTGATTTATGGGGGAATCTAGGGGGAAGGTTCACTACCGCGACACCCCCTTCACCTTCTCGAAGCTCCTCAGCCCCCCCAAACCCAACATCCCCAGCATCAGCTCCCACAGACTGCCATCGATCCCAGGCAGCTCTGGCAGTGGATGCCCCGTCACCAGCCCAACCCAGGCCACCAGCGGGCGCGCGACGTATTGCATCGCCAGCGCTGCCACGCAGACCCACCCCACGCCTGGTCTCCAGCCGCTGGTGAACGCGCTGGGGCTAGCCGCCTCGACGCGATTGGCATCGAGCTGACCCTGCACGATAGTCAGGGCTGCCGCCAGCTGCGCGCGCTCCTGCTCAGTTTTGTCCGGCCACAGCCTGCTGATCACGGTCGAGGCCAGATCGGCGACAGCGCCTATTCCCGTTGCATCCACGGTGTCTCCTCAAAAATTGTGCGCGCCTGTTGCATGTACCGCTGAAACGGTACATAATAGAGTCATGGACGGCGCGGTGCAGTCCACACACCAGGAGCACATCATGCAAATCACCCCTAACATGAACCTCGATCAGCTCGCCGAGCACATGGGCGACTGCGCCACCGCCGACGAGGCCCGCGCAATGCGCGACCTCCTGGTCGAAGCCGAATACGAGAGCACCGGCGAAGTGCCCGAGGCAGAGTGGCTCAAGACGCTGGGTCTCGCTGCTCAGCAGGGGCGTGATGTCGCCTGAGCAATTTGAAGCCCTGGCGCAGCTCATGCGCCTGCGCCAATCACCCAGTCGCGAGGCGCTACGCCTCGTGCTGGTTGATGGCGCCAACCAATCTGAGGCAGCCGCCAAAACCGGCATCCCCAGAACAAATGTCACCCGCCAGGCCGGGAGCGCCAGACGCGTGATTGATCTGGCCCGCAAACTCACGCGATCATGACCCCATGCACTGCGTGAACTCGGCCTGACGCCGCCGGGTCAGACCCGGCAGCACGCGGCCAGCCTGACGATCCCAGCGCAGCAGCTCGCGGCAGGCACCGGCGTAGTCGGGCGGATCGGCCTTGAGCTTGCGTGCCAGCGTGCTGGAGCAGGCCGCGCCGGTCCCGATGTTGTAGGTCCACGACACGTAGGCGTCCCACTCGTGCTGGTAGAGCGCTACGTCGCCCAGGCATGCGCGCAGCTCGCGCTGGTGCCGGTCGGCATCGGCCAGCAGGCGGATCAGGGCGCGATCCGGCGTGGTGCGGTCGCCGGGCTTGACGCCCTCGGTCGCGCCCCAGCCGATCGTCGGCACGTCCTGCGGCGTGGGCAGGTATGCGGCGCCCTGGTAGCGCTCCCAGCCGGCAATGCCGACCAGGGCGGCGGCACTCAGCGTTAGGCCGGCAATCCTGGCGCGCGTCACCCGATCACCCCGATCTTGGATGCCAGCGCAGCGCAGGCCGCAGCGGCTGCCGCCCAGACCGCCCGATCCACCCATTCGGCGGTGCGCGTTTGCGACGGCTCGGCCTTCTCCAGCTCCATCAAGCGCTCGTTGTGCTGCTCGATCCGCTGTTCGACTTTTTCGAGAGCCTTGAAAATTCGCTCCATTGCCTGCATGGCCTGCGCTTGGCGTTCCTCGACCAGGGCGAGTTTCAGGATGGCGGCGCTCAGCTCTTTCATGCCATCCCGGAATTCGGACATGCCGGCCTTAATGTCGCCCACATCGGCGTGCAGGGCGCCCAGCTGTTTGGTGAACTCCGCCCATGCGGAGGAATCATTGCATTCGCTCATGATGATCCTGGTGGTGGGGTTGCACGGCTCACGCCAGAGTGGGCTGCGTCATGCCGGGCGCAGCGGGCCAGACGACGGACTCGGGGAATCCGGCCTGGCCCGTCACGTCGCGCAGCGCCTGGCGATAGGTGCGCCATTCGGTTTTTTGATCCTCGTTCAGCGGCGCATCAACGAGCTGCGTCCAGTCGGACCGCACCAGGAGCTCCCCACGGAATCCGCGCACTTCCGATTTTTTTCGCTCGATGCGGCGCGCCATTTCCGCTGATCTGGCCGCCTCGTAAATCTCCCGCGTCAGCACATCCAGGACTCCAGGCGTGATGGGGTCAGCACCATCATCGCACTGGCCGTAAAAAATCGGCACCAGGCACGGCCACTCCGACTCGTTGGCAAAATCGAATGCCAGGCCCGGCACATCTGGCACCACCGGGCCGGCCGCAGCCGGCTCCTCGGTCAGTGGGCGGCGAGTGTTGGCATCGACGTAGGTGTACTGGATTAGCATGGTTTGAAACTTCTAGTCAGGTTGGAATCAACAGAGAGGCCGCGGCGCAATGCGGCCTGGCAGAAATCAGGCGCAAGCCCTTGGAAAGCCGCATTTGCAACTACCCGGCCGCACAGCGGCCGAGAAATAGGTAAATGGTTAAATCAGGACTTTGCGGACCGCCCGAACACAGAAACTGGCGCTCTTGTTGTAGCCGGGCTGGTTGCCATTCGTGAAGTCCTGGTTCCAGGCGTACGCGGAACTGGACTCGGTGCTGGCCCAGTAATACGCAGAATCAAACGCCTCAGCACCTCCGGTTTTGAATGCCGTATTCGAGGTCTGAGCCGGGCTGCCGGACGTGTAGGCCGAGCCGGCCGGAGATGAATTGGTATTGGCGCCCGACGATGTGTTGTTTGCGTCCGTCGTCGGCTTCAGGTTCCGGTAGCAGATTTCCAGCTCGTTTTTTGCCGGCAGATACCAGTCGCTGTAGCCGCCAATTGTCAGCGCGCGGCAGAATTGCGCCGCCGGGTGGCTGCTGTTGTTCATGGCATTGCTGTTGGCAAGTCCGTCGTTGAGCGAGGACGTGCCACTGGTTGTGTCGGGTGTGGTTTTCCACTGTTTCGATGTGCTGTGGCCGGACGATTTCGGGGCCACGACCAGGGCATAGGTGCTGTCGCCAATGACAATCCGGCCGGCATAGAATCCGCCCGCGTAAGCGGTTCCGGCCACAGTCGGGACAAAACTGCTGGCAGTGGTGAAATATGACTCTCCCCAGGCGCCATAGCCATAGGTGGCGCCACGGTGGCGGGCGCGCACGTAGTACGTAGTCGAGACCGACAGCGTGCCCGTCGGTACCGTTACGCCAGTTTTGTTGGTCGAGTCGTTGGCCGATGACCAGATCAGGGTGCCGGCGCCGTTGGCTCCCGTGCGAATCTCCCAGTCAGTGGCAGCGTGAGTATCGGTGCCGCCAGTGACGGCAAACGAGCTGGTGGCCAGGGCCGGTCCCGATCCGATGTTGACGGCGCCACTGGCCGGACTGGTGATGCTGGGGGCATTCACGTACACGTTAGCCAGCGTGACGGTTTTCTGTGCCGTTGCGGATTTGTTGCCCAGACTGTCCGCGGCGACAACGGAGAATGTTTTTTGCTGCCCGACAGTGCCCGTCACCGACCAGGTGTAGCTGCCAGCATTGGACGTGGCAACGACCGTTTGCACGGTGCCATCAGGCAGGCCGACGTCAAACGAGGCGATGCTGGTGCCGGCAATGCCTGGCGTGGCAGACATGGACAGCACGTAGCTCTGGCCGACGATGGCCAGGGTGTTGCCGCTGAGTGCGGGGGCAACCATGACGGATGCGGAGATGAACGCCCAGTTTGCGCCATCAGAACTGGGGTCTATGGTGCCGCCTCCTGCGGTTTTTCTGCGGTATGACAAATAGTTCACCGGAGACCAGACGACGGCGCCCTCGCTGTACGTTGAGCCGCTGACCCATTTCTCAGCATCGACGATGGCCGTAGCTACCTGCACAATGGCCTGTGCATCCAGTACGCTGACACGAGCGCTCTCCGCACTTGCCTGCGCATCAATGGCGCTGGCCTGGGCCTCGAGGGCGTTGCCGTGTACGTTGCTGGCTGCTGCCGACATCTGCGTGCCAAACACCTGCTGCGCCGCACTCCATGGGTAGGCGCGCGCATTGAACGTGCTGCGGTCATTGGGGTCCGGCGGCGTAGGCAGCGCATCAATGGTGGGAGGTGTGACAATAGCCATCAAATCAATCCTTTCACGGTCAGCTGCAACTTGGCTGTGGCGGCCGTCTCGTAAACCAGACGGGCCGTTGCGAGCCCAAAAACGTTCAATCCCTGATAGCCCGGAGAGGAGGTCGCAATCCAGGCCGCAGGCACATCCAGGACCTGCTGGATCTGTCGCAGCGCTTCATCTGCTGCCTGCTGAGGCAGGGCGACGGATGCAGTCAGGCCGGTGGCTTTATGGCGGCGCACGATGGTGGTGGTACCGAAATCGTCGGTTTTGATGTAGCTGTAGCTCACAGGTTCTGCGGATGCGCCGTACTCCGTGCCGCCATCTCCATCGATGCCGACCAGGTCGATCAAATCGCCCAGCGTGATCATGCCAATGGCCACCGGCTGCCCGCTGGCTGCACTCACACTGATGGTCAACTCCACATCGGGACGAATGGGGAGATTGGTGGCGCTGAACTGCGTGATGGCGCGCGGCGCCACAAACAGGTACTCATACCAGCTGGGCTGGTACTCGAATAGCGATCCGTCGTAGCTGTAGATGACAGTTCCGCCCGGCGCGTCTTTCAGTGTCACGGTCAGGTGGGTGCCGACCAGGCCGTACAGGGCCAGCGCATTGACATATCCGGGCCGCAGCACGTAGGTGACGCTGGTCGTGCCCGTGGCTGGTGTGCTGGTGTAGATGTCAAACGGCGCCCATCGCTGTGTCGGGCCGTCGTCCCGCCAGTATTCGACATCGACATCAGGCGTCTGCGTGCGCCCCGTACTGGCCTGGATGCACAGATAGACCCGGTGGGTCGAGGCCAGAATGCGCTTGTCGCCGATGGCATAGGTGCCGCCTGAGGTCCAGGCGGTCTCCGTGGCCGCCGGTTCTGGCACGGTGGTGCCAGATGCAATCATCGTGTCCGTGATGGACAACGGCGAGATGAATTTCATATGGTCTCCACAGGCATCGGCTGCTCGGGCCGGCCGTTGACGGCATCGGCGGCGCGGCGCGCCTGGTAATTGCCCTCGCTCACCACGGCCTGCAGACGCTGCACCTCGGCTGTCAGGCTCTCTACCAGGCGCTCCAGTCGCTCGGTGTTGGGCGCTGACCCAAATCCCCCGGCGGATGCCGCCGGGTTGTAGGGTTTGGGGACGATGGCCTCGCCTTCATGGATCATGGCAATCATGTCGCGCGGCACCCGGTTGGTGCCGACGGCAAACTCGGGCAGGCCGATGCCGGCAAACAGGTCTCTGACCTCCTGGTAGCTGGACCCGGTGGCCGTGACCAGATCCTGCATCGAGATGCCCCACTGCGCCGCCTCGGACGCCAGTGCCACCACCTCAGACGGGTTGGAAAAATCATGCTGCGACGTGTACGCCTGGATATTGGCGTAATACTGGTCTGCGCCGATACCGCCGGGCCCAGTAGCGTAGGACAGGCCGACAGACATGCCGCCAGAGCCGCCGCCTGACAAGGAGCCGCCCGATCCGCCAGAGCCGCCGCCTGACAAGGAGCCGCCCGATCCGCCAGAACCGCCAGTGCCACCACCAGAGCCGCCAGCGCCGGGCCGCATGCCAGCCGCCAGCGAGCTGATGGCAGACGACAGAATGGCGGCCAGCTCGGGCGACAGCTTGGCGATGGCGGCCGCCACGTTATCAGTGGCCGTCAGCTGCAACGCGGCCGCCTCCAGGTCGTGCTGCAGCTGGTCGGCAGCCTGTTGCAACAGCGATTCGGTCATTGCTCGCGTGAGTTCGCTGGTCTCCTGGATCGATTGCAGTGCTTCGACCTGGCGATCGATGCCGTCGAGCTGACCCTGCAGCAGCCTGATCTGCCGCGTCGCCGCATCCTCGGTCGTTGCGCCCAGAGCGTCCAGTTCGCCGGCCACTTTGGCAAAGATAACCGCGTACTCACCGGACGTCGCGGCCTGTGCGCGCACCGACTCCAGATACGCAGACGCCGTTCCCTGCACGGATGACAGCGAGGCGGTATCACCCGCAGCGGCCAGCGTGGTCTGCATGCGGTAGCGCGCAGCCAGCGTCTGCATGCGCTCGGCATCCGACGCCGGGGATGCCGCACTGACCCGCAGATCGGCGACATAGCGGCGCAGACCCTGGGCGGCGCTCAGCACACCATTGGCGGTGGACAGCTGCTCCTGCAACGCCGACTTGCGCGCGTTGAGCGTGTCGATCTCGGCCTGCCGCCCGGCCTGGCGAGCCGCGGCAATAGCGCTCTCGGTGCTGGCGATAGAGTCCAGGATGGCCACCCGGTCGCTCAGACTGCCGGCCGCATCGAATGCGCCCCGCAGCCGCTGCAGGTAGGATTCCAGCCCGCTGGTGTTGCCATAGCCGGCCGCGCGGCTAGCAAGCGACTGGAATGCCCCCATCGAGGACTGCAGGCTATCGGCCAGAGCCTGCGTAGCGGCATCTGCTGCCGCCTCGCTGTACCGGACGATCTCGGAGAATGCCGGCGCCAGATTCATCAGCGCCGCGTAGGCTGCACGACCCGATTCGGTGGCCAAGTCCTGCGCCTCGACCAGTGCCCTGAACCCCTCTCGCGTGGCGGGCAGAGCCGGGATCAGCATCGACAGCGATTCGGTCATCTGCCGCGTGGCGACAGCGTTGCGCTCGGCCTCGGTGTAGTAGTCCTGGTAGTAGCTGGCGGTCGAGGCCTGGAATTTCTCCATGCCGCCTATCAGGTCGATCAGCTGGCTGGCCATGTCGCCGCCGCGCACGCTGGCCTCGTACAACGTCAGGCCCAACACGTCGAATGCCCCATTGACGGTGGTCAGAGAGCCGGACAGGCGCTGCAGCGTCTGCGTCGATGTCTCGCCAGTGCGCGTGTATTCCGTGGTCGCCAGCGCGGCGCTGGCCATGCTGTTGCCGATCTTGGCAAACTCCTCCTGCAGCCTGGTCTGAACCTGCTCTTCGGTCAGACCCTTGAAGCTGATTTTGACGTCGGCAGTGAAATCGCGCACTGCATCGGTGGATAGGCCCAGCGTGTCCGCCATCAGACCCATGGACACCTGCAATGTCTTGAACTGCGTCGCCAGCCCGGACTGCAGCTCGGGCGCCAGTTCGCTGGTTTTGGTTTTGTCTGAGCTGAACCAGCCGCCTTCATAGAACTGGTAGTTCTGCCCGGCAAAACCCTCAGCACCACCGAATGTCCCCTGCACGCCCGTGTCGGCCAGCTTGCGGCCAAACGCCCGATTGAACGCTGCAGCCGCCACGCCGGCAATCGGGCCGAAGTAGGCGCTGGCCGCCGGCGTGATGGCGTCCACGATTTTTCCGCTGCCAACCTGGTAGCCGCCCGACAGCCCCTGACTGATGGCGTATCCGGCAAACGCATTGCCGGCCATACCCAGCGCTGAGCCGACGGATGCCCCGGTCTCGCTCAGGCCATATTGCACGCCAGATCCGGTCGTGTAGCCCACTGGCTGCGCCAGGCCCAGGCTCTCGCCAAAACTGCTGGACATGAGCCGCGTGAACCCAGCCTCAATCGACGAACTGATGCCGTTGCTTAGGGCGGAATAGGCACTCTGAGCGGCCCCGGCGAGGGACAGCACATCGCCGCCAGCGCCGGCCGGGCCAGCTTGGGCGGCCTGGGTGACGCCCATTGTGCCGGCCAGCGTGCCAGAAATCGGATTGATAACAGCCTGAATCACCGGTCTCAAGACCAGCGTCTTGAACATGTTTTTCAGTGTATCGATCAACGACTTTCCGAAATCCTTGCCGGATTCAAAACCGCGCATCAGTGCGTCGGTGATGCTGTCGCCGATTTTTTCGCTGGCCCGTTTCCACTCCGTGGCGGCATCCTCGGCGGCCTTGCGAGATGCGTCGCGCGCGTCCTTGCTGTTAAGCAGATACACCAGTAGCTTGCGAGCCTCGATTTCATCCTGCAGGGCCAGCAGGGTGGCGGCGTCGGCGCCGGCCGCCAGCGCTTTATCTTGCGCCTCCTCGGTGCGGGCCAGGCCAACCTGCTCCACCGCGGCAGCCAGGCTAAGGTGATCCCGCGCGGCCACAGTGATGGCCTCTTCCTCGTCGCTGAGCTTTCTGACGTGCTGCTGGACGCCATCGATGAGCTTTTTTCTGGCTTCTAGCGCTTTCTCGTCGGCCTTGACGGATTCCTCATATTCTTTGACGCGCCGCTTGGACAGTTCGTCGTTCCATTTTGCCAACGCCCGGGTCGCGTCCTGCTCCTGAAGCACGCCAGCCAGGATGTTGGCCTGCGCAAGCGCGGCCTCTTTCTGTGCGCGCGTCCTGGCATCGAGCTTGCCTTTCAGTTCCTGCTGAATCTGGATGGAGATTTTCTCACCTTCGTTGAGATCCTGAGCCGCCGTGCCGCGCTCTTTCAGGATGTCCAGATTCATGCGCTCGGCAATGATGCGGGCCTTGATGGACGTGATCTGGTTTTCTACTGCGCCGGCGGTTTCCTTGTACTGTTCACGAATTGCCGTCTCGCCAGCCGCTATTTTTGACGGATCAAGCAGTGCAGAATTTGGATTTGATGCCCGTATAGAATCCAGACCGTCACGATAGTCACTGAGCGCTTTATTCAGCTGCTGCTGCTTGCTGAGGCCTTTTTCCTGAATCCTTGTGACATCATCAATTGCCTGAATCGCTGCATCCTGATCACGTTGATCCATTCGTTGACGAGATGATGAGCGATTGCGGCGCAGGATAGCCTCCTGCAGCGTATCGGCTTCCAGCTGTGCGGCGGCAATGTCTTTGGCATCAATGCCAAAACCAGCGCCAGGCTTTTGCATTTTGCTGATGCGCTCGCGGGTTTTGGCAAGCTTTTCTTCAAGCGAGTCAGGCCGTCCAATGTCGAGCATTGCATCCCAGGCCTTTTTTGCCCATGAGCCCACGGACCCCCATGCGCTCTCAAGAGTGCCAAGGCTTTTTTTCACCTCATCGGCGCGTTTTTTCATGGCTTCGGCATAGCTGGATTGCGCCAGTTGGCCAGCTTGCAGCGTCTCGCCTTCCTTCTCTAGAGCTCTAATCTGTTCGTAGATGGCGGCGCTCAGATAGTGCTGCTCCTCGGTGAGCTTTTTTGCCGCTTCGGCTGGCTTCTTTCCCAGCTCGGAAAAATTTTTGACTGTCGTCTCCAGCGACTGGCCGACATATTTTTCCATGTCAGCAGCAACGGTCGCGAACTGCTTCATCTGGTAAGACGCCACCTGCCCCGTGGCAGCAAATGCCGTCATGATCTCGGCGGCCTTGCCGGTCGTCATGCCGGTATCGCGCATGGATTGCGCCATCGCGGCCATCTGATCAGCCGATGTGCCCGCTGCGTTTCCGGTCGTGATGAGCGCGCGACGGAACGCATCCGCCTCCGCGCTTCCCTGGTAATAGGCGACAGCCACGGCGCCGGCTGTTGCAGCCAAGACCGTAAACGGATTGATGAGGCCGACGACGTAACCGCCCAGCGCCCGCGCCGCGGCACCAACGCCGCCGAACATGTCGCGCAGCTGCCCGCCCTGCTGCACCAGCACGGTAAGCGGGTCCATGCCGCCCTGCAAACTGGTGATGATGTCCGTGAACTGTGCCGGCACGTTGCGCATGGCAGCAGCCGTTTGAGCAGCAGACACCCCGACCTGCTGAACAGCCTGGTTCACGTGCTGCATTCCGGCCGCCACCTGCTGCGCGCCGTTCAGTGTCAGGGTGATGCCGACCTGCGTTCCACTGCTCATATCGTCTCGTCCTCAGTTATCGCCGGTCCGGTTGCGCTGCTCGGCCCATACATCCAATGTCACACGCTCGCACGCCTGAATCCCGGCGAATGCCTCGCGCTGCTCATCAGTCTCCAGGCCCTGCATTCCGAGAAATGCACGCACACCGGCGTAATCCAGGCCGGTCGGGCCAGACATGCCAGTGCGCCATTGTGTTTGCACGCCCTGCCAACAGTTCCACGCCTGCACATTGTCTGGCCAGAGATAGACCGTTTCGGTGGTGTCAGGCTGATCCAACACACCCAGACTAGACAGCGCAGCAGCCCAGGCATTTTGACCATCAAGCGCTGGCGCCTGATTGGCGCCATGCGATTTGGCGACAGCCTGGGCCACTTGCATCAGTTTTTTTCCTTTGCTCCGATTTCGCGCAGGTATGCCTGGAAGGCCAGCATGGCAACTCCAGGGATTTTGAACAACTGCATGAGCGAGTCGGTCGAAAAAGGCACTTTTGCGCTGGATGCGTCCATGACACCAGTCCAGTCGATCACAACTTCCTGCAGGAAACTGGAAATGGTCTCGGCTGAATCCTCGCGCAGCTTCTCCTGTACTTCATCCAATTGAAAGCGTTTTGCTTTCAGCTGGAAATCGAATTTCTCGTTGACGCCCTTGCTGTTGCGGATGAACCCGGTCACAGGAAAAAGCGTGATGTCCTCGATTTCGATTTTGATTGCCATGATGTTGCCCGATTAAGTGAATGATACGCCCGATGAGTTTGGAAGCGCGGCATGACAGGCTCGGGGCCGACCTGTCAGGCGGCATAAACCGCCCTGCCGCGCTATTCAGCGATCAGCTGGCGTAGCTGATGAAACGACCCAGCATGGTGAGAGCGGCGTTGACCTGGTTGGCCTGGTTGCGGTTCAGCGTCGGAGCCTCGGACACCGACACATAGCCGTAGCCGTAGGCGACAGCGCCGCCCGACAGAACCAGCTTGAACGCCACTTTTTTCAGCGAGCGGGCCAGTACCAGCATGGCCTGATAGTTGGCATTCGACGGATCGTGATACATCGAAACCGTCATCGACATGGCGTTGAAACCCGTCGGCACGTTGATGTCGTTGCGTTTCGCCAGCGGCGTGATGGTGGTGAAACGCGCGTCGCCGCCATTGGTGCTGATCGAGGCCACCTGCGGGATTTCGGTCCAGTTGCTGATTTTCTGCAGCGTGCCGGCACCAGTGCCTGCTGGGTAAAAATTCGTGTCGGTGGTGTTCAGGCCCAGCAAACTCAACGTGTCAGCGGTCAGCTGGTCGGCCTTGAAAACCGAATCCGTTGCATCCTCCCATCCCGACGTGAACAGCAGCTCGTCGCCATCGGAATAGCCGTGCGCGGTGGCCGTCAGCACGGACGGGTCAGCATTGGTGGCGGCAGTCACGGTTTTGGCGGCTGCCAGCGTGCTCGAAAAATAAATTTTCGAGCCCTCGGGGAAATAGTAAGCCATTTGTCAGCTCCTCAGAAATTGGCGCCCGTCGTGCGCTGACGGGCAAGAAAGACAAACGTGGCGCAAGCGGTCTGCTCGCCGTCCACGTCAAAATCGTAGGAGAGCATTTGCGGTTGCAACACCACAACTGCGCCCCCTAGGGTCGGGTCATCCATGAGCCGCCGGTAAACGGATGTCACCAGTTCGTCAATGGATGCGTCAGCGGCCACTTGCGAGGTGGACCGCGCATAGCAATCGACAGCAAAAGCCGTGTTCCAGCTGATCGGAAAACCAGCCAGCGCCTCGGTCTGCAGTACCTCGGTCTGCATAGGGCGAACCACCACGGCACTGGAGGATGAGGCGCTCAGTGGGCGCAGGCGAACCCGGCCAACCTGGGGCGCCACGCCAGCCAAGGCGGAAACCGCTGCAGTCATGACGGCATTGACAATGCTCACACCAGCGCCTCCAGCAGGAGGCGGCTGATTCCGGTGCCGTCTGGCTCATGGGCCGCCACGACGTATGCCATGGAGTTGATCCACAACGTCTGCCCTACGGCCTCGCCGACAATTTCAGCGGTAGCAGTCGTGAACACCGGCTGCACCCCGGCCATGCCAATTCCGACATTGCTCAGCGCATAGGGCTGGTCGAAGATGCCATCCACCGTGCGGCCATCGTCGAAGGTCGCGACGGCGTTGGACAGGTGCGCGAACACCGCGCCGCTGACGCGGGATTCCAGGTCGGCGAAGCGAGGTGCCACGGCCAGTCAGCGCTCAGCGCGCCTCGTTCAGCAGGATGCGGGCAGTGGTCGCAGCTGCAGCCTTGGCGGCCACAGCCACCCCCACCTTCAGGTTGTTGGTGGCGGTCGTGGTCAGGCGCTTGTTGGTGTTGTCCCAGTACAGCAGATCGCCGACGGCAGCCGTGTCAGTGGACAGCGCGGTGACGTCATAGACACCCTCCATCTGCAGCTCGATCGTGGCGCCGCTGGCGGCGTCTCCGGAGGCGATGCCGAACAGGGCGGCACCGACCTGGCAGCCCTGGCCAGAGGTGACGGTATAGGGGGCGGTCACGGTGATGACGTCGCCGTCTTGCACTTGGTTCTTCATGTGAAATCTCCTGGAAAGGTAGGATCAGCCCCGCCGGCTGGCGGGGCGTTGACTCATCAGGCGCCGGCGCCCTTGTAGAGGCCGCGGTAGTCGATCGCCTTGGCGGCGAAGTCCTCGCGGCACTTGTACGAAACGCCGTCGACCTCGAAGCCCACCTCGGACTCGATCACAGGGCCTTCGGCGCCGTCCAGGTAGCAGTACTCGACCGTGTCGACCTGGCCGCTGTTGGCCGCCAGGTACCAGGCGGTGGAGCTGATGCCATCCAGGATCGGCTCGACGATCGGCTCGACGCTGGTGCGGCCGCCGGCACGGAACTCGTTGGTATCCGTCAGCTTGGCCGGCACGTAGTTGGCGCTGGTCAGCTGATAGGCAGTCGCCTCGAGGGCGGCCGGCACGATCAGGTAGGACGGCGACAGGTTGAGCTCCTCGTTGGCCAGACCCTTCTGCAGGCGCATCGCGGTGCGGCCAGCGCTCAGGGCCGACAGCTGCAGGGCCGAGCCGGCACCGGTGCCCAGGTTGGCGTGGTTGGCATGGAACAGCGCGGTGCCGTCGCCCAGGTTGGCGTTGTCGGTCAGCTGCGAGTAAACCAGGCGGTTTTCCAGGCGGCGGGCGCTGAAGCCGAAGGCGGTCACCAGGCGGTCGAAGGCGCGCAGGTCGTCGTTGATGATGGCCTGACGGGTCAGCGACACGATGCGGCCGTAGGTGATGACCTGGTAGGTTTCCTTGCCGTCGGACATCGAGCCGTACTTGAATTCGCCGTGCTCGTTGGTCTGCAGCAGGGCCGGTGCGCCCGACAGGCTGGTGACCTGGATGGACTTGAAGTCTGGGGCGTTCGGGGCGCGTCGGGCCCACAGCGCATAGGTGCCGGGGTTCTCGTCGTAGGCGCCGCGCAGACGCTTGTTGGCGACGTTGGCAAACAGGCTGGGGAAGTCGCTGGTGCCATGCGCGCCGCCGGCACGGAAGTGCAGCATGCGGGTGGCCAGGTTGAGGCGGTCCATGCCACGGGTGTTGACGCCATGTGCCTCCAGGAAGTCGCGGCCCATCTCGAGCAGCGACATGCCACGGTACTGGCGGCCGTTGTCGTCGAGCTGGGTGCTGGCGGCAACGCGGTGCAGGATGGCCTGTTCGATGCCAGCCATGCGGACCTGCATCTCGTCCTGCACGGTCTCGACGCCGCGCACGTTGCGGTGACCACCCATGGCGGCGTCGCGCTTGACCAGCTCGTCCAGGATGGCGGATCGCGCCTGGTCGACCGAGCTGTTGGCCTTGATCAGGCCGGAGGCCAGCTGCGGCGTGCCGTGGCGGGCACACAGGTCGGTGATGTCGGCGGCGCGCTGCAGGATGGCAGCAGCGTCAGGAGCCGGATCGGCCGCGCGCTGGGCGACAGCCGGCTGCGCAGTGGCCGCAGGTTGAGCCGGAGCAGTGGAACCGGCGGGGTTCAGATCGTCGTTGAGACCAGGCATGTTTCGTCCTTGTTGAGTAGGGATTCCGGCTGACGGGCCCGCCGTGGGCGCATTTCGTGTGGCGAGCTCGAAGAACTCGCACGGGTAGTGGCGCAGCTGCCGCTCGTCGGTGCCATCAGGCTGACCGCCGGCAGAGCGCAAAATCTGGCTGTCCATGTCGGCCGGGATCGGCACCAGGGATACCTCCATCGGCTCCCAGTCGATCACGCGGTAGGTCCAGAGCTCGCCGTCGTTTTCGGGCGGCACCATCTCGACACGGTGACGGACGTAACCGACCGAGACGCTGCGGATGATTCCGTCCGCCACGTCCTGGACCACTCCGGCGACGGAGTCGCGGCGGCTGAAGGTGGCAGTGGCAATGCCGCGACCGCCTTCGATCTTGGGGTCTTCGACAACGCCGAGCTGATCCTCGAGGTCCCATGCGCTGTGGGTGTTCAGCAGCGGAATACCGCGATTGAAGCGGTCCATCCGGATGGCGGTGTCATCGACGACCAGGACCTCGTTGTAGGCGCGCTCGCGCCAGTAGTCATAGCGGCGGACTGCGGCGCCGGCCGAGAACACGATTTCCGCCGTGGCGGGCGGCGCGCTCTCGTTGGCGCCGGGCGCAGCGCGGGTGAAGTTGCGCACTTCCATCGCACGGCCGGCAATCGGCAGTTCCTGGCGACGGGTGGCGGCGGTTGATGCGGTGGCTTTGCTCATGCCGCCTATCGTGCAGATTGAACTGTGCCAAGTTCAGGAAAACTGGCACAACTTGCATCAGGTCTTGCTTTGCGCTTGCGCCATGCCCATGGTGCGCCCCTTTTGCAGCATCAGCAGCAGGTCCAGCGTGCCGTCGGCCTGCAGGCGCTCCATGTCGCTCTTGAGCTCCTGGAACACCAGATCGGGCTTGTAGCCCCGGCGGCGCAGCTTTTCGCTGATGCTGCTCAAGCCGCCGCTGATCTCGTCCAGGTCGGCTGCCACGTCCTGCACCGGGTTGACGTAGTCCCACTTGGGCGTCGACCAGTCGCAGGCCAGGCTGACGCGCCCCGACACGGATCCGGTCAGCTCCAGTGCCTGCAGGAAGGCGCGCCAGATCGGCTCGCACAGCTTGGGTATCAGCAGCAGCCACTGCAGCTGCTCGGCATTGCGACGGAATTCGAGCATGGCCACGCGCGCGCTGCTGAAGTTCACCTCCCGCACGTCGCCGGTCAGCATCTCGTAGGTCACGCCCATTCCGGCGGCGATCAGGTGCAGCTGGTGCTTGACGTACTCGACATAGCCCGGCGCTGCCTTGGGCTCGACCACGGTCAGGTTCAGGCCGCTGGGCACCTGGACGATGCCACCGCCCGCCAGCGAGCCCAGGCTGCCGTCTCGCCGGATCTCGGCCTCGGAGCGCTGGTCGTTGGGGTCGAAGCTGCCCATGGCCGCAGGGTCGCCGCTGGCCAGCACGGACAGACGGGTCTCCAGGTTCTTGCGCTGCAGTTCGGCGTCCTCGTAGACCTGCAGATCGCGCACGCGGGCGATCACCGGCGCCAGTCGACCCACGCCGCGCCCCTGGCCTGGGCGCTCGGGGTTGAACAGGTGGATGATGCTCGAGGCGGGCACCGGATAGCTGGCCGAGCGGCCGCGGCGCTTGCGCACCAGCTCGCCCGGGTGCTGATCGAACAGCCAGTAGGCCACCACGCGGCCCAGCGGGTCGCGCTCGATGCCGCTGGTGATGTCGTTGCCGCCGTTGGTGCCGGTCTTGCTGGTGTCGAGCCAATCGATTTCCAGCAGCTGCAGTTGCAGCGGAACCGGCAGTCCATCCTCGGGGCGGCGTGTGCGCAGGCGGATCAGCACCTCGCCATCTTGCTCCATGGCACGGTAGGCGGCGGCCTGCAGTCCGTACAGATCCAGGCGGCCATCGGCATCCGCCACCTTGACCCACTCGTCCCAGATGGCATCGATCCTAGCGGCCTGCGGGCTCAGGCTGCGCGGCACGATGCCGGTGCCGATCACGTTGGCCACCAGCGATCCCAGGCCGCGCGCGATGTACGGCACGTTCTGCACCAGAGCGCGCGATCGCACGCGCAGCTCCTCGGAATCCATGGCATGGTCGGTGTTGGCACTGGCGCCGGCTCGCTTGGGCCTCCAGCCGTCACGCCGGCTGGCCCCCTCGTAGGCGCGGACCAGCAGCTCGCGGGCAGTATGGCGGCGCAGGCCAGCCACCGGGTTGAAGATGCCGATCAGGCGGTCGACGATGTTGGCCATGCTCAGTCCCTAGAGGTCGAGAAGTTGACGCGGTAGACCCCGCGACGCGGTGTGCTGGCATCGCGCTGCAGCACGCTGGCCACGTGCTCGCGCGCGGCCTTGAGCTCTGAGATGCTGCGGTACTTGACGCGGCGCCCGCTGACTTCCACCTCGAGTTCTCCGGTGGCAATGGCGGCGTCCAGGTTGTCAATGTCTTGTGATGTGAGTGCCATGCTGTTTCCTATCCATTCGGACAAACTAGCCGCGCGGCTGTGCCATTTCCCGGAAAGCTGGCACAGTTTTCACCTCGCCAGGTTGCTTGATGGTTCGGTACACCGTGCGGCGGCTGATTCCAAGACGCCGCGCCACTTCGCTGGCATTGCGGCCGTTGAACAGGGCCAGCACTTGCGCGACCTGCTGCTGTCGTGCCGTGGCCGGGCGGCCTGCGATGTAGCACTCCTCCCCCCTGAACTCGGCGCGCACCTTCAGTTTCAAGTGGCACACACTGCCGGACACTTCGGGCAGCTCCTGCGCGATGTAATCGAAGATGCGATCCACCAGGTCGGGCTCGGCATCAAACAGCGGCGTGGTTTCTGACATGAGGCGTAACGAGTTAGGGATAAGCGATCACCAGCTGCGCGCAAACGCCGGCGCTGACGGCTGGCGACGTTGAGATGGTTCTGGTTGAGTGGCAGAAGGCTGGGGCTTAGCCAGAGCCAGAATGGGGGTGGAAGACTGGTCGGCAACCGGCATCGAGAACAGATCCGCCGGCGGCTGCACCGCCTGCTCGATCTGCTGCCAGCGGCGGTCGGTGTGGTTGTGCAGCCCCAGGCCGAAGGCCGCGTGCAGCGCGTAGTTGCGGCAGTCCAGCACCTCATTGCGCGGGCGGCGCTTGACCCACTTGTAGGTGTCGCGCCCGTTGTGCTTGGCCAGGATGCGCTGTTCGGCCGTCAGCTGCTCGAACCACTCGCGCGGCAGCTCGCGGCTGAAGTGGACGTAACCCGGCCCGGGCTGCTCGATCGCCAGCTGGCCCAGCAGCAGGTCCTTGGCGGTGTCCACGCCAACGCTCCACAGCTTGACGCCGTTGGGCCACTTCTGGCCGCGCCAGTTGACCTCCTGGCTGCTGCTGGGGCCCAGCACCGGTTTGTGCTCCTCGCTCGACCCCTTGATCGCCCGCAGCGCCGGCAGGCGTGTCTGGTTCGCGCGCACCCAGTTGTAGACCGCCTGCGTCTGGTCCGACGAGTCGATGCTGATCGCGCTGATCCCCAGGCTGCCGCCGTGCCAGGCCTGCAGGTAGCGGCGCTGCAGGTAGATGGTGACGCGCTCCCATTCCTCCTCGCTGGCCGGGTTGCCCTCGATGATGCGGTGGTCGACCACCCAGCTCTCCAGCCCCCGGCCCCAGGCCCAGACGGCAATCTCCCAGCGGTTGCGCTGCAGGTCGATGCCGGCCGTCAGCACCAGGGCGCCGGCTGGCACGGTGCACAGCGGGTAGTCCTCGGCGCGGGCCTGCAGCGCATGCTCGTCGGTGCGTTCGCCGGCCAGCTCCCAGGTTTCGCCCAGCGTCTCGTTGACGAACAGCTGCATCGGGCCGACGTCGCCGCGCTCCAGCGCCGCCAGCGCCTGCTCGAACTCGGGCACGATGCTGGCCCAGCTGCGCTGCGGGCTGTAGGCCGCCCAGACATGGACACCCAGCGTGCGCGGCGGGCGCGTCGGCATGCCGGCCCGGTCGCGCCAGACGCGATCGACGCCGTAGCGCTTGCCGGTCTTGCTGCAGACCCAGGCGCCCGCCATGGGCTGGCCGCCCTTGAGGTAATCGGCCTGCGTGATGCTGCCGTGGCAGTGCGGGCAGGCGTGGCGCACCGTCTCGGGCTGGCCGCGCTCCCACTTGAAGCCGTGCAGCTTGTCCTTGCCGCCCCACAGCAGCGGGTGATCGGCGCCGCAGTGCGGGCAGTCGATGTGGAAGCGCACCATGCCCTCGGCGTTGTCGGCAGCGCGCTCGACATGGCTCAGACCCTTGATGCGAGGCGTGGTGCCGCCGACGAACTTGGGGTAAGGCGCGCCCTCGAGGCGACCCTTGGCCAGGCCGCCCGGGTCGCCCGACTTCTCGACCTGCTGGTCGAAGCCGTCCCACTCGTCCAGGATGGCCACCGCGACCGTGATGCGGCGGTAGGCGCGCGCGGCCTTGCCGCCCAGCAGGTGCAGCACCGAACCCCGGAACTGCTTGAACTTGATCGTGTCCTCGACGCCCTTGCCCTGCTTGCGCATGCACCGCACCGCGTCGACCAGGTCGAGCACGGGTTCGATCTCGCTCTTGACGTAGCTGTCGCGGTCGTCGTCGGTCGGCTGCCAGAGCGCCTGCTTGCGGCGCCGGTGCGCGATGTTGTAGGCGATGAACGCCGTGACCATCTTGGTGTAGCCCACGCGCTTGGACTTCATGACGGCCAGCCCCTCGATCCGGTCGTCGCTCATGAAGTCGAGGATGCCGAGCTGGAAGGCCCAGGCCTCCCAGGCGCCCTTCTGGTGGCTCGACTCCCCCGCCAGCTGGAAGTGCTGCGCCGCCCAGTCACTCAGTCGCTGCGGCACGTCGGCGCGCAGGCTGTCGAGCCCGAGCCGGGCGGCAGCCTTAATCGCGGCGGCGGTGCGCTGGTGAAGCATCAGTCCTGGTCGTCCATCGTGAAGCCGTCGACCTGGTCGTCGTCGGCCTGCTGGGCGAGCAACTCGTCCAGGCTGCGGTCCACCAGCTGCGCGGTCGAGCGGATCCATTCGTTGCGGGCGCTGGCAATGACGGTCATGACCGTGGTGCGCGCCTCGTCGGGCAGATCCGGGCAGGCCTTGCGCAGCGCGCCCTCGAGCTGCTCGAAGCGATCGACCACCGCCGCGCCGGCCGTGGCCAGCACGTCGGTCAGCAAGCCGATGGGCGCGTACTCGCCGCGGGCGATGTCGTTCTTCAGGTCCTGGGCGATGCGCTGCGACCTGGCCAGGGCGGCGCGCTCCTGCACCAGGTCGAGCCCGCCAGCCTCCTCGCCCATGCGGCCGGCGGCCTGTTCGCGCAGGCGCTCGCAGTAGGCGACCAGCACAGCGCCGACCGTCCCGGTCGCCGGGATCTTGCCGTCGTTGACCAGCGCGCTGATGGCCTGCTGGGACACCCCGACCAGCTGCCCGATCACGGCCTGGGTGGCCTTGGCCTCGGTGTCGATCAGCACAATACAACCCCCTTAGGGAGGTCGTGCAACAGTCCGACAGGGCGGCTCGCATTACC